TAATAATGTTCCTGAGTAGTATGCGACAGCATTAACAACTGTTGAGTTTGCAGTGAATGCAGTGCCGACTGTATGTGATGCAGCGTTAACTGAACTACTGAAATCCCCAGTATTTCCCGATAATACCCAACGCTGAGTTGTGTTACCTAATAGGATTGTGTTTGCAGATGGGTTAAAATAGGTGCCAGATATAACAAGGTTACCTGATAAGGTTCTAGAATCAGTATTCTGAACATATGATGCAGCAGCAACTGTGCCTAGAAATGAAGCGTTATTTGCGCTGATAGTTGCAATATATGTAGCATTAACATAAACACCTGTAGCGTTTGAAACTATACCTGTATTTGGATTGACATAAACACCTGTAGCGTTCGCAACAATTCCACTATTAGCGACTACTGATACAGTTCCTGTGCTAGTAATAGGACCGCCAGACATACCATTGCCAGTCGCAACAGAAGTCACAGTTCCAGTTGTGGGTGTTGACCAGTATGCATTAGTTCCTGCACCTGACGTTAATACTTGTCCCGCAGTACCGATGCTACCATTAACTGCGATAGTTGTCCCGATACCAACATTACCAGATATATTAGCAGTTCCTGTGACTTGTAATTTAGCATCGGGCGTGGTGTTGCCGACACCTACGTTGCCATTAGATACGAAATAGGTGCCTGTGCCAATTGTTGCAGTATTAGTGCTAACGTAAAGCGAATCAACGTTAGATCCGACATAAATTAAGTTTGTGCCGTTAGACGTGAAAAACGTCTTATCAACCATATTCAACGCCAATTCACCCGCAGCAATATATTGCAGGTTTGCTGGTGCAGTGGTGTTTGGTGTGCGACCAGCAGTACTTGTCCGCTTTACGACGATTCTGTTATTGGCCAATATTGGCACTCCTTAATTCAATCGGTATATACCGAGGTATCAAATCACTTCAGAAGTATTTACTTCCTTTGCTTTTCGTTTATTTTGCTTTTCTATCTGTGATTCCAATTCTTCTATTTTCATCAACAATTTTTTATTCACAGATTCAATATATGTCAATCTAGCTTCATTGAGGAGCCTATTTTTAGTAAGCTCCACAATTTCTTGTATCATACGTTCTATATAAGCATTAACGAAATCAATTTCCATTTTTACATTTCCTATTTTTCGCTGACATTCTCATTTTTTCAATTGTTTCAGGAGAAAATTTACGACCCAACATTTTTTCTCTTATTTTATCTTTTGTTTCATCAGAATGCGGACCATTTACTTTTCCTGTATGAGCATCTATTTGTCTTTGTCGATATTTATCATCTGCCCATAAATTATTGCTTTTTTGTTTTCTTATTTCACGTTGGTTTAAATCTTCAAATTGAATTTTATTAGCTAAGCGAATTTTATCTTTTGTTTCATCAGATATAGTTTTACCTTGATTACCTATTTTTATTTTTTCAATAGTTTCTTCAGTATGTTTATATCCTCTAGTTGATGGTGTATTAGATTTCAATGTCTTGTTGTAGTATTTATTGCCACACTCAATAGGATCAATCATGTCAAGCCATCTTTGTTCTTCAATCACTAGATCTTCGTTATTAGTGTATATTCTTTTTAATATACGTCTTTTGAAGTCGTCTGGTCTTCTTCTGTGAGCATCCCTCATAGCAGTAGAAGAACAAATATACCCATCATTTTCAGTTCCCCAATGCCTACCAATATAAAATCTATTATATCTTTTATCAAACCACAGATATATGAACCCAAATTTTTGCAAATTAAATACTCCTTTGATATTATCTCTAGAGTATTTATACATAGCGCGTGTTTAAAAAGTTCCGCCGTCTAATGTATTCCACGCAACAATGCCAGTTCCATTAATTTGTAACACATAGCCATCAGAACCTGCTGCTAATTTATTCAAAAAGTTTGATGAGTTACCAACTAGAATATCACCATTAGCGTAAACGCTTTGTCCTGTGCCGCCGCTAGTCGCAACTAGTGCAGTAGAAAGTGTCAATGTGTTTGCAACAATAGCAACGTTTAGTGTTGAGTTTGCAGTGATTGCAATAGTCGTAGAGTTTGAAATAAATCCGCCAGCACCTGCACCGCCTGTTTTCAGTTGGGCTTGCAATGTCGCAAAAGTGAAGTTAGTATTAGTTGTGTCAACTGTAGTTGTTGGTGTTGGTATGTTACCTGAGAATAGCTTATACACCCCGCTATCACTCTGATCACGGAAGAAACCAGTCCAGTTTGAGTTAGCAGTTGTCGTATTACCATAAGGTGCAATAAATCCGATGTCCACTGCGTCAGTATATGTCAAACCTGCTGCTTGATCTTTTGCAAGAACAATCAATGGATCTTCAATTGACAATGAAGAAACGTTCAATGATACAAAATCACCAAGAACAGTCAAGTTACCGGAGACAGTCACATCAGTGAAATAGAACAAACCGGGTAAAGTATTTGACCAGTATGCGTTTGTAGAAGAACCACCTGATATAAGAACATAACCGGCAGTACCAACGCTATTATTAACAGAAATCGACCCACCAAATATCGCATTAACTGTTGATATAGTAGTGTTACCTACGTCAAAAGCTGTAGCGTTTATACTAACATTTGCGCCAACAAACACAGAAGAAGAGTTGGCAATTACGTTAACTGTGCTGTTGCCGACTCCAAAAGCTGTGGTATTGCCGACAAATCCACTTGTTGCAGATCCATAACCACCAATTTTCAAATCAATTGCTGTTAGGTTTGAGATGCCGGTGCTGTTTGAAACTTGCAATTGTAGTGATGTTGCGATAGCGTTAACTGTCGAGTTACCCAGAAACAATGCAGTTGTGTTTGCAATTACATTAGCACCTGCCGCAAGCACAGTTGTATTAACAACTGATGTTCCTACAGTTAATGCGAGTGGAGTCAAGTTAGCAATTGCAGTGCTGTTTGACACCTGAATAAGAAGTGAGGTCGCGCTAGCATTTGCAGTTGAGTTACCTACAAAGAATGTGGTAGCGTTTACAGTTATGTTTGCGCCGACTGTAATAGAAGCAGGGTTGATAATTGCGTTAACTGTGCTATTGCCGACTGCAAAAATGATAGTGTTTGTAACCGAACCGCCAGTGGTCGTGTTGCCGTATCCACCCAACTTCAAATCAATTGAAGATAGGTTAGCGATAGTTGTGCTATTTGATAATTGGATTAGAGTTGCTGTAGCAATTGTATTTACTGTACTGTTGCCGACTGCAACTGCGGTAGTATTACTTACAAATCCACTTGTTGCTGAACCATAGCCGCCGATCTTCAAATCAATCGGTGTTAAATTAGCAATACCCGTGCTGTTTGATATTTGAACTACTGTTGATGTAGTGACAGCGTTTACTGTGCTATTTCCGATATACAACGCAGTAGTATTGGCAATTACGTTAGCTCCCACTGCAACCGCTGTAGTGTTAACAACTGTAGCACCGATCTTTAGATCAATTGCCGTCAGGTTAGCAGTATTTGTAGTGTTTGATACTTGTAGGAGTGACGATGTGTGTGTTGCGTTTACTGTTGAGTTTCCAACAAACACTGATGAAGTGCTAACTATAACGTTTGCACCCGCAGCGATAACTGATGAGTTAACGACCGAAGTGTTGATTACAAGATCGACAGGAGATAGGTTAGCAGTTGATGTGCTGTTAGTTATTTTAATGAGTGTTGAACCAATGACAACATTCGCTACTGAGTTACCTACGAAAAATGAAATAGTATTTGCAATGACGTTTGCACCGGCAGCAAGAACTGTGGTGTTGACAACAGATGTACCGACAGTCAATGCAATTGCTGTTAGGTTTGCAGTGCCTGTGCTATTTGTTACTTGAAATAATGAAGAAGTATGGACAGCATTTACAGTTGAGTTACCTGAAGCAAATGCTGTCGAGTTCGCAAGAGTTCCGCCAGTAGTCGCATTACCAAAAGCGTTATTCGCAGGGATGTGCAAAGTATTTGCAATCGCTACGTTATTTGTTGTTTTGCTATATGTGAAACCTGTTGCGCCAGCTAATGTGGAGCCGCCATCATTATACTGAATCTGTGTATCGGAACCCGCAACACTTGCCGCAACAGTTACCGCTTCCCAGTAAACGTTTGTGCCTGCACCTGAAGATTTCAGAACATGACCTGCAGAACCTTGTGCGCCGTTAGCCCATATGGCGATAGGCACAAGGTTTGCGACAATGACTTTATCAATGCCTGATGTTGCGTTTGCAACTAATGCTTGGTTGGCGGTTAAAGTTCCTGGATAGCGCTTACCAGTGATAGGCAGCGTAACGCTATTTGCGCCAATCCATAAAATATCGCCATTAGATGACCATGCTAATTCACCGTTTGCTAGACCTGTAGCATTTGCGGTGTTTAGCGATCTTTTAATTTGAATTAGGTTATTAGCCATGATATTCCTTTATATGTAAACTTAGAAGGACAAACTCATGCTAAAAATTCCCACCATCAAGTGGCCCATCAACGTCCGCAATCTGTAATCTTTGTACTGCATATTTATCATTATCTGGATGGTACACGAGTGTTGAACCAGCTATAGGTTCAAACCCTTCAACAACATCCTGCAAGTGATCGAGACGACCTGGAGTGCTTACAGTCAATACTAGATTTTTTATTGTTACAGTCGAATTGGGGTTTGGTATCGCATTTAAATGCGGCTGAATGACAATACCTGTCGTGTGAGTGTTGGGTGATACAAACATATTGGACCCGGAAATAGTAGTTGTATTTCCGGTAACTTTCAATACTTGATTTTTAATAGAAATTTCTGAAGTCGGATTTGAAGTTGTTGAAAAACTAGCTTTAACAATTATTCCTGATGTATTAGGTTTTAATTTTATAATATAATTTGTCATACTCTAGTAACTTCTGGAGTTATCGTGACAATACCTTCAAGTATTCGGACTACAGTATTTGATCCGTCAATCAATTCAACATCATAGACATATCGTCCTGCAACAATATTTGCAGTTTGAGTTGCGGTCAGAGATAAAACAAGAACACCGTTTGCTAACGCAGTTGTGAAATTAACTGCATTGCTACTTGTATATGTTTTTCTTATTTGACCGCGAGATGTATAGTATGTCATGTCAATAGGTTCTTCATTTTCATTAAGTATAGAAATACTTGATGCAAATGTTGTTCCTTGGTCTATTACTATGTTTGCTTTGAGTGCCATGTTACACCGCCAATAGAGTTCTTTGATATTTAACCACAGTATCTGAATATGTGGGTGTTAACCATAATCTAAAAGTATTAGAACCTGTATCAACATTAGACGTGAATTGACCAATAGTTCCATTAGAAATTAAACTTGCGTATTCGGTGGTATATGTATTTCCGCCATCATGTAGAATCGCAATTTCAGTATATTGATATTTGCTGTTTGTTGGATTTTTCAATGACAACATATATTTGCCACTTCTATATGTCAATGTGCTAAATGTATCAACGATTTGCACATCCGTATTCGTAGTCGTGTTTGATGAACTTCTAACTTGTGTAATGTCGTTATGTGAAACATAAATTTGAGATGAAGTATTGCCTGTTGCAATATTTGAAGTAACAGTTAGTAATGTTGTAGTTGCAACGTTACCTCCGCGCAATTCAGTTGTTGCTAAAGTGTTTGCACCTAGAATACCAACTACAAACCCGTTACCGGTAGTCGCTTCACCTGTAGAGTTTCTAATGAGCGTGACAGTATCCCCGAAAGCATTTGCCATCTGGTTAGTTTTAATACGCCATGAGTCGAATGTATCTGATGCAACTTCTACATTACTGATTTGTCTTGACATTAAATCTCTCGCTTATTTCTTTAAAGATTTCTCTTAATTCTCTACATTCATTTTTTAAAATTTCAATATCGTTTTGCAAACCTTGCATTTGTTTTATTCTTTCACGATTTTGAATGAAATTTGCATAATCATTATTGTTATTATTTATGACTGTATTAGTCTCAATATTTTTATAATAACCATCAGCATCTGTTTTTGCTAGCTTCATGCTGACACACCCACCGCTCTAATATCATCAATGCGTGGAATTGATGTAGGAATTAAATTTGAAGTTGTGCTGCTAACCAATCCAGTATCTGCTAGGAATACAACTTTTAATTGCATGGTATCGAATGTATCATATTCAATCATAGAATGACTGTAATATCTTGCGACATTTCCATTATTTCTATTATTGAATGCTTGCAATGGATAACCCACAGAAGCTAATGATGAATTGCCCACACGACCTAACAACGCCATACTCAATCCGGTTCCTGTCGGACCTGTTGTGCCGACTGGAGAAGAAATAACAACTCTAGTATCTGATGGCACATCTGTCACAACTGCTATAGCATAATTTGTTGGGAACAATGGTGAATAAATTTTAACCAAATCATTGATTTGAACATTGCTAGTTGCATTAGTTGAAAACGTTGTGCCGGTTCCAATCACATTCATTGTTGATGTGTTTTCTACGTTAATTTGCCCTGCATATATCCATGATGCGCCATTAAGAATAGCAGTATTGGGTGAATCTGGCAAACCGAATTGCATTTCAAAGAAATCATTTGAATTTGTTGAACTACTGAATTTAGGAGCAACAGGATCCAACAATTCCAACAATGTCCAATCTTTATCATCAAATGCTTCAGGATCATTTGAATTATACAGTCTAGCAAAAACTTTAATATCAGTGTTCAAAGGTTTATATGCTGACAAATATACTAATAAATCTTCTGCTTTTTTATCTTGTGCAAAAGTTATTTTTTTAGTTATATGTTTTGATGCTGCATTGCCATAATCTCCGTTTTCAGCAGAATAATCACTATTGATATTATATCTACTAAACGTTGTAGAGAAATCTTTTACTGTAACACCAACAAAATCGTTGTTCGAAGATGCAACAATGTTTGTGTAGCCCGCACCGGAATGAACACCGGTGGGAGCACCTGCGCCATCTTGAATAATTGCGTATTCGTTAGACTTTGATGCAATTATTGGAGTGTTTTTGCTTATGATAGATGTATTCGATAGATTCGTAACTTCTGCTGTTAAAATAGTATCGTTACTTGCCATTCTATATGCAACACCAGAGTATGTAGAATCAGAATAGCGTGCGTAATATGGAATCGAATGAGTCATATTATAAATTGAACTAGATTCAGTTTGTATCAATGACTTAGGTGCAAAATCATAAAACTCTAAATTAATGATATTACAATCATTGAATCTGCCACCAAGTCCCCATGTTGCGTCATCCAAAGTTCCACGACCGTCATATTCAGAACGCAAAACAGTTCCTGTAGTCACTGAGAATGTTGCACTTGTTCCTACTGTTGTTCCCGTGGTTCTTGTTATTGTGTATGTGATATTTGCAACATCAGAGAAACCTGCACCAACATTAGACAAGTATATCTGTTCAATTGCTCCAGTTGATGTATTAGCTACAATATTTGCTTTAGCAGCATAACCTGCAGCAACGTCAACACCGTTTTCAAATCCATTTACTATAACGTAATCTGAATTAGTGTAATTTGAACCGCCGGCAGTAATTGATATAGAATTTATAGTGTTGTTGACAAATTTAACTGTGCTATTCGCATTTGAGTCAGACAATACTAATAGATCCTTTATAACCTTTGCTCTTCTTCCAAACATAGTATCTGCTTTCACATCGAAAGTTTTTACTTTGTCGATGAAGTCGATTTTTGCAACAGGTGATTTTATAAAATATGCTGCAGAATTTGTGAAACCACAAGCAGCATCAACCTGAATTACTGTGTTAGAAATTTGAGTAACAATTTTTCTAATATCAGTTTTTCTTCCTGTTGTACCATTTAAACTAACAATAACAATATATTCATTTCCAGTAATTGATCCATATACACTTGACCAGTTAAATAATGCGCCATTAGGATAATTCGTATTTGCAGTAATCAAATTGTTTCCTGCAACAGTCGCAACAGCTATCCCTTGTTGGATATTAGCCGTTCCGCTGCCGCCCGGATAGAATACAGTGTTTTGATACACATATTCGCCACCAAATACATTATCTGTCACAACGCTATTTTTTCTATCAAATGTGATAAATTCATAAGGTGTGGGCGAGACTTTGAATGTCACTCCATCAGTCGTATATGTTATCTGGTCTCTTTCACTCAATGGTGAAGTATATGTAATTGCTGAAGGAGGAAGACCCGACTGAATTGAACTATGCCCGACAGGAACACCGTCTACTGCATATCTTGCAATATTCAAATTGAATTTCAAATCAGTAGTCGTTGATGGTTTCCATGTAGGAATAACAGTCAATGGCAGTGTTGCATTAGGATCGGTGATTGAAGGTTGTTGCGAAATAGTCAAGCTACTAAAATAATTTCCAACGTATTTTCCACTAGAACCGGTTGAGGGTGTGTTCGTCCCCACTAGATTCTCGCCAATTGTGCTGCTCCATAAAGTAAATGCTTCATTGCCGTCAAAAATACCTACAATAGCATAATTGATTCCTGTAGGAACTTTAATAGGTGTTTTAAATTTGAATTTAGTTGGCAAACTTGCATCATATGTAGCTTTAATTTCAACATATTCAGCTCTTGCTTCAGGCAAATGCGATCCATTAACAAATGGAATTATATTAGGAACACCATCAGCGTTTAATTCGCACAAGAAAATATAAGCACCGGGATTGTTTATCCCTGATTTATTTCCAGTTGCAGTAGGCTTATTTTTGAAATATAAATCAACAGAAGAAACATCAACTGTTTTAGCACCCTTCACTGACGCAGGATCAATTAAAAATGATTGCGCGAAATTAAAAATTATACTATTCATTTATCTTATTAATCCTTAAGTATCTGCAAACAGAACTGTTTTTGTTGCGGTCGAATTTATTGCCTTCAATTCGAATTTTTTAGTACCAGAAATATCTAACCAATATTCAGTATAATGTTTTCTAAGTCCGCCGTGATATTTCTGTGACTGGTTTACGCTCAAAGAAAATCTAAAATTTATATTTCCCGACGAATCAGTTTTTAATACTGTTGTATTTTTTTCTGTTGGCATATCGGACAAACACAGATTGGTATTATCAACCCCCTCATAAAAGAATTGATGAATAGTATTGGGTTTCAAACCTTTGCATTGTATCGTGAAATTTTTAATAGTCGCGCCCATTTTTTAATTTGCTCCGAGTTATTGATTAGCGCCAGTTAGTATCAACTGATGGTGGTGTGATTGTCATTGTCCCTGTATATATGGTGGGAGTAACAGCCACATTAGTTGTCACAGTATTAGAAACTGTAATATTGCTTCCGGGATATTCTACTGCATATCTCCAGATTGATGAGAATAATCTAACTTTAATAGTATATTGCAATGCGCCTGATGGATTATGATCCCATGTAAATTTGAAAGAATTATTCACAGCATTACCACTCCATCCGCTAGATGATTTTGCGGCAGTAGTATAATTTGCAAATACCACTCCATTAAACCACTTACCTGGAACAACATTCGACAATAACTTCGTTTTGTCTGTAGTAGTCAATTGAGCAAGTTGTGAACTATTTGATGAAGTTCTTATTAAAGTGTTTCCTTGATAAACTTCAATCGCATCATGACCTGAGTAGAAATGACCATACAGTGTTACAGGACCTGCCGCATTAGCCATTGTAAAATTAGTTGTGGTTACAGGTGATACAGTTGATGGGTTTGCAACAGTTAACCATGTGTTTGATATAATTGGTGTCGTATTGACAACAACAACAACAACATTTCCTGTACCAGTATTACCAGTTCCAGTATTACCAGTTCCAGTATTACCAGTTCCAGTATTACCAGTTCCAGTGTTGCCAGTACCATTACCATTAGGTGGCAACACTGGAGTATATAATGTTGCGTTAACTTGAGAAACAGCAGGATATTCAAAATAGTCCTGATGTAGTGCTGCAACTCTACTCTTCAATGTAAACAATGATTTTTCAGGCAATGCATCATCATTTTGAATAGAAGCTGCATATGCTTTATGATTTAGATCAGTATTATTAGTAGTCGAAAAGTCATCAACAAAAAATCCATATTTGAATCTAGACAACGTAGGTGTTGATGATGAAGGAATTGTTTTTTCTTTAATATCCTTTTCCAACAAAGTCAATGAAACATAATATTCTAGATCCTGAATTCTTCTATCAAGATTTCCAATATCTTTCATAGTATAGCCAGTGGGTTGTTGTTCCTCAATATTCGCATTAGTTAATGGAACATTGACAACTCTACTTTCAATGCGAGCATTTGATTTATTTTCATTTGCTATATTTCTATCTAATATAGCAATTACAGTATTCGAAGGATTTATAGGTAAATTAGGATATGGCGGAATAACTAAATTATTCAATCTCATCGAATAATCTGGTTTTACAGGTATTTTTGCTTTTGCAATATTATTAATATATCCCGATGATCCTTTAGTAACAAATATATCACCTTCACGATCAACGAATACCGAGTCAATACGACCGACATAATAATCAAGTTTAGTTTTAAAAATTGATCCTGGGATTGGGAATTTTTTATCATTTGCGGGATCTGAAGTCACACCAAAACTAATTGTATTCGATGGGTTCAGTGGCGCATTAGACCATGTAGTATTAGGTGATACTGTATTGCTCACAGAAGGACGGAAATCAAGTGTGCCAATCAAATCATAATATTTTCCTGTCTTAGTATAAACTTCAGGAATTTCAAATGAGTTGTATTTAGTAGTCAAACTTGACAATGGCAAACTATCATTTATAGCAACTGTTTCTGCGTTCGCATCACCTGTATATGAGGTTGTGTCTATGAAACCTGCACCTGTTGAAATGCCGTAATCAAATTTAACTAGTAAATAATCATTGCTAGCATTCAAATTTAAAGATGAACCTGGAGTTTTATATAGGTAACTTAGCCCATTATAATCTGCTGTTTGATTATGATCAATATAGAAATCATCAATAGCATCAGGGAATCCAGTTGCGTTAACAGTTGAATTACCTACAAAAACTGATCTCAATCTGAATGCATTAGGAACACCGATGCACCATGGCCCGATATTACTTCCTGCAACGTTTGCAAGTCTAAGTTTCACATATGCGCTTCTTCTAGCATTCACAGTCAACGAGTTTACACCTCTGCGTTGAATTTCAACACCTAAACTTGCAGTAGTTGAACCCACAGCATTGAATGTCATGTCTGTGTTGTTGGCGTGCTTGAATTTTATAGTCAAAATATTGCCATTAGCATCAACGTTGCCAGTATGGCTATATTGACCAGGCACATTTCTGACACCCATCGAAATTGGAACGTTCTTCGGGAAATATCTATAAACTTTGTTAGAAGCATTTGCATAACTAGTATTTGAATCTAGAACCATAAGTGTGTTATTTGTAATGCTGACGATTCTTTTTATACTATTTGAAGATCCATTACTGATATAAACAAAATCACCTGGCTGGAAATCGTTTGTAAAATATGTGCTTGTTCCTACAACATTCGGCGAGGTTGTATTAACGCTAACATCGCCATTAGCAAACAGAGTAGCGACTAAGCCTGCGCTAGTTGGAACTAAGTACATATCCTGCAAATTAGATACTTGAGCAGCACCTACAAATGTATAATATTCACCTGAAATGCTTGATATATCTTTTGTCAAAGATCCTGAATTAGCAATTGAAATATTTTGATCAATTGTTCTATAATTGTATGTGCTATTAGCAGTACTCTTTACTGAATATGCGCCAGAATTGAACACCAGGGTGCTATTAGCAGTTTCTTCAATAATAGCAGTATCTTTTCCGACTAATGCATCATATTTTGTAACAACATCAGCAATACCTTTGTTTGTGCCATCATAATACACCGATCTTACATCACGGAAATTCTTACCTAAGTTCATATTCACATCAAACAAATACAACTTATATGTCGAATCTGCAGTTCCTACAGTTCCGCTATAAGGTAACATCGAACGAATTCTAGCAGTTCCGATTTGAGTTCCTACGTTTGCAGTATTACCTATTGCAGCAGCAGCTGTGTTAGAAATAAAATTCTTTGCAGTATCATATAGCTTAATAATATCGCCAGTGCTATATTGGAATAATCCGCCGACCTCTTTGATCCTAATATAATTTCCATAATTCAATGTGACAGCATGATTATTTACTGATCTGTAATCATTACCTTTTTTAATATTGATAGTATAATTTGATTTTGTTTCAACTCTATATCCGTCAATGTATGCAATACCCGGATCAACAAGCACACTAAAAGTATTACCTTCTAGTGAAGAATTGGCAGGGCTTCTAGTAGTAACAAGAAATTTATTTATGACATAATCGCCTGATTCGTCTGATGTTCTACGAGCCATTTCATCATTGATTTTATTGTAAGCAGTTTGTTGATTTTGCTTATAAGGACGACCTTCTGACCATTCAACTAGAGAAAAGAAGTTGTCATTTGCTGCTGCATCTGCAGTTGATGCAATCATAAGTTCAGGAGTAAGTTTTAATCTGTTAGAACCAGGAGCATTTTCATTTTCAGTTCCTTGTGCATTATCTAACAATGATGTGTCAATATTACTATCAACAATACTTTCAGCAGTATTGAACCCAACAACTACTGCATCTGGTGTTTGCGAATATTTAGAAACGATCACAGTTTGTGGTGTTACTTTTGAGAAATATCCCTTTTGATATACGATACCATCTCCGACTGCAAATGCGTAACCGTTACCTATAGAATTAGGTAATGTTGAGATTTGGACATTTGCAATATAATTTCTAGGTTGTAGGTTAAGGGTTGACAATCCCGAAGAATTGTTTGCTGATTTCACAGTCACATAAGGAAGTGTTTCATAGCCTGAACCTAAAGATGTTATAGTGACATCAGTAACTTTACCTGCAGAATCAGTTACAATAATTGCTGAAGCATCAGTTCCTATAATACCTTCAACATCAGCAGTTACTGACGCTGACGCATTTCTAACTGGGTGTGAATTTGAAATTGTCCAGCGAGTTGATTTTGCTGTAGAATCAATCAAGTCAACTGTTCTAGGTTTGACACGAAGAATTACTTGTTGTGTATCTGCTAACGTAGTAGTGTCGATTCCAATAATTTGAACGTTTGCACCTGTGAAAGGTTGGTACAAATATTCAGTATTAGTAAAGGTACCTGAAGACACATTTACAATAAGAGCAGGAGAAATAACGACAGAATCACTATTACTAAATCCTAACCCGCCATTGTTTGCAGCCACACCTAACAGAGGATAGTTCGGATCATATATGCTGATTGTTTCACCCGCAGTAAATGTATTTGTTGATCCATTAGCACCTGAGTTAATATAATTCAAATATATAGTTTTCAAATCTGGATAAGTCGATACGAATCCGTCAGCATAATTAATAATATATGCGTTTACACCTATTGAAGGATTTACGCTCTTCGCAAAATAGCCAACGTAATTTGATGGTATAGCAGTCAAACCATCCTTTTGTTGATCAACTAATTTAGCGTATTGATATGATGAATAGAAATTAAAATTACATCCATCAATAATTGTCCCGCGCTTGAAGATATTGTCTCCGAAACGTTCAATCTGTTTTTGCAAAATAGACTGAAATTGATTTAATTCTCTAGCTTGTACTGCAACACCTGGGCGAAATAGGATTTTATAAAAATCCTTTGTTTCATTGTAATCATCAAAATATGGAGCTACGTTAAAATTAGTCTCTAATGTCATGTTCCCTGAACCTTAAAATTCGAATATAAATTTGATTGTTTCTGCTGCAGTATTACTTCTTGATATAGCATCTACTTTTTCTAAATACATGACTTTACCGCTACCAAAAACCAATTCCGGAGAATATTTATTAACAACATCTGCCCTCGGTGTGGTGTTAGAAGTTCCTATTATTGGGGATCCAGTTTGAAAAGAACCAATTTGATTTGTAACGTAATAATCTTTGTTTACGTTAGAATCAACGACTGAATGTAAATATGCATTAGCAAATTGCTGTCTACTAGAACCTGTAGTGCTTTGAAACACTTTTTCGTCTTCGACAAAACTTCCCGAAAAGGGAATTGCGTTATATTTATACATCTGAATAAAAGTGCTAAAATCTTTGTAGACCCCGCTTCTCATAATAGAACTTATAGTTGCAAATGCCCCAGATTTTGCTCCTATTACAAAATCACCAGTTTTAAATATACCTGAAACACCAGACGCATCAAAGGTTCCTGCTGCAACTGATGTTAACAATCCTTGTGATGCACTAATTTCTCGTGAAACTATTGAATTTACAGTGTAACTTAATAATTGTGCTTTTGCAGTCGTATTAGCAAAACTGCAATTTGAGTCTAGTATAGCCACTGTGTTGCTAACAACTGTTTTGACTTTGCGAATAGTTCCGCCGCCAGCAGATGCATTATAGATAAAAACTAAACTACTATTTGCTTTAAGTTCTGTAGTAAAACTAGTTCCGGTTCCATTCATATTTGCAGAAGTCGTGTTAACAGAAACATTACCAGTTAATATAGTCGAATATGTCAAATCAACTGATGTTAAATTAGCACCGATATTTGTTTTGTAGATATCAGCATTCTGATTACTAGTGTAATAATTATTTGACGCAAAGGTCATGTAAGTTGAATTTACAATTGAATTTACTACAGATAATTGGTATCCTGATTCTGTTTTTAAATAAACATATTCCCCAACAGAAAATTGATTTAGGAAATCACTATTTCCGGTGTTGCTTATAGCTACAGAATCTGTTGCTGAAATACTAACATTTGAACTTACTTTTACGCCATTAACTTTGTATATGCTTTCACCTGCAACAAAAGAACCTACAGCACCCGTAATGTTAAAAGTTACATTCGCAAATACTGGATCTCTTAAAATTCCGATTGTTCTGTAATCATTCTTTAGAGGAATACCTATATCAGTATTAGAAAATTTAGTGCTGACACATAATCTGGTTGCACCCAATTCTCTTGCAGCATCATAACCATGACCACCCGGGGGAGAATAAATTGGTCTTAGTGTTGCAGTTTTACTGACACCAACAACTGAATCTGTTACAATTGTAGCAGTAGCATAATTATAGTTTTCACCTAAATTCAACATTTCAATTTTTTGAATTGTATTTCCGTATGAATTTACAATTGCCCTTGCCTCGGCAGTAACAGTCTCGGTGCCATCACCTAAAATTACTACACCGGGTGAGATCTGATACGCAGAACTAGCTAATGGTTTTACATTAAAAGCTCGGTCAATCGTTATTGCTTTAACTGTAGAATTTACGACATAATCCGTAATTTTAGCATATTGTCCTGCGCCAGTGCCGGATGAAATGTAAATATAGCACCCTGTATAAAATCTACTTGTTGTATTTGCACCGACTGAACTGTTCAATGAATATGTTCTGACATTACCTGAAATTCTCAAATCATCTACTCGGAAAACACCATTACAGTAGTTGTCATAACCTGAACCTGCAGTCTCTACTTTGATAACGTCGATAATACCTGTTTTTGCAGCAGATGAAACTTGAGCGTTTGCAACGACTGGAAAATATTCACTAGTTGCAAATTTTCCTCTAAAAGTATCATCGACAGTATACATATATTTCCATGTATATCCATCAGAAGTTTGATATGATTCATCTGCCACATCAATTTCGGAAAATTCAGGTTGGATTGTTGACGGTGAGTTTCTGTTATTATCTAAACATTTGAATACATGATAAAAGGCATCAGCGTTTACAATAGCATAATAATTACTGTCAAATAATGCGAGATTGGATTCACCCAAATTGTCATCATACATTGTATATACAGTATTTGTGACGTAATCATTTCTTCTGATCATCAAAGACATATCACCGGTATTTAATCTTTTACCATAAATCATATTCCGATAGGCATCAATATGTACTTCAGATACTGAATCATATGGCTGTGGTATGTTCGAAGTATTTGCATAATCTAGATGATTACCTATGAATGTGTAATAGGCAGTATTTGAAGGCTCATTGACCGATTCTAATAACTGTCTAGCATTATGTAAACGAGTTTCTTTCGTTATGAGTTTTTTAGATTGAGCCATTATGATTCTTTCGTAATTTCAGTTATAATGTTCGTTGAATTATTTGCTATGTCAGATAAAATTGTTGATGAGAAAAATTTAGTCCCTGCAACGTGTAATACCTTTTTAATCATATCAGCATATTTATCGACATGAATTTCAGTGATAATTTCATACGAAAAATCTTGATAATATTCGCCGTCATAAATGTATTTAGACGCACTCAATTGACCTTTTTTATTCTTATAGAAACCTTCAGACATTCCTTTTTTGCCTAAATTTATTTTTGTAGTACCTGTTCTTGTTCCATCACTTGAAACAAATTTTGTAACTTCATCAGGTAAATATCCGAAACCGGAATCATATACTTCTAACTTGCTAACAGAACCTGAAGAAGTTTGCACATTAGCAGAAACTAAAGCATTCAAACCTATAGGAGTTGCACCAGGTGAAGTAAAGAATGAAATTACATTTGCATAAGATCCTGTCAAAGAGCCAGTGATATTTTCCGTGAGTAAGAAACTATTTGCAAAGTTTAATCTCTTTACACTAACATTAGTAGAATTTGCTTCCTTCACGATGCCTCTAGCACCGGAAGTTTGATAAACTAACTCGCCAGGTGAGAAATATCCGCCAACAAGATTTGTTATTTGCAACTCAAGATCTCTTAGACCGAAAATAGCAACTTCAGGTTCATATAACGTGACAAAGGGTGCTACGTCATAATTCTTACCTGGGTTGATGCCGGTCAAAGATGATATTCCGCCAATGATTATATCATATGGAGAAGGCGGCAATATATCTATCAAGTTATGTGAAATTACATTTGCAGTTACGTTAGCAGGAAACCCGAATACAGTAGAATTTAATCTTACATTTGCATATTTAGTTATTCTATCTGTTGATATTATGATAGTTTCAGAATATGTCATTGTATTAGTTATACTAAAATCAGCTAAAGTACCTGAACTTATTCTAGATATAGAAGCATTTGACGAAGAGTCAACACCATAGACATAGTTGTATGTGGTATCAGTAAACGAACCTGCACCTGCAATATCAGTAATACCTATACTCATATCAACTCTAGATAAAGTGCCAATAAATCCTGTATTTTTTCCATTAGCATATCTTGAATTAATAGGTTGACCGCCTACAACAAATACGCCGTTAGAATTCTGAACACTATAAAGAACATTCGAACCTACGGTGATTTGAGAAGAAACTACAATTGCATTAGCAATTTCAACATTATTTGCATTCAGTTGATACACGATTTGATTGTTTGTGTATTGCCCATTAATGCCCGTGACATATAACGTCAAATTTGCAGACTCACCCATAATATTAGCTGTAACAGATTTATCAGTTCTTGTTGAAATATTCGCACTTAATGTGTTGCCTCCAGTATATACTTTATAGTCGTATGACACATTAGCATAATTGCATGAAGTGTTACTAAAATCAATATTCTCCTGAATAGTTAAATATGTTGCGTTTGTAACAGCATTGACAGTTCTCAAAACATAACTAGAAGAATTACCAAAAATTGCAATTGTGTCACCATAAACAAATTGAGTATTGAAAGAAGTTCCTGATCCAGTTATACCTAATGAACCTATAGATTGAATTATGACTTTAGAAGAAGTTGTTGTCGAATTTGTTGTCAGAGTAAGACGAGTAGTATTAGCTATACTTGAAACTTTTTTGTCTTGAATACTCAATAATACGTTATTGCTATTATACGCAAATAATTTAATAATCTGACCTGGTCTAATATTGCTTACAAAATCAGTTCCTGTGCCATCAATGATTGTTGAGTTAGCAGTTATAGTGCTATATCCCGTAACAGGTGTATCATTCAAAGTTACAGAAACAGTTCCTGCCAAGTTTGCAGATGGCTGAACGACTGGTCCGAGTGTGTTATAAACTTCTGCAACAAAAACTTCACCGTTTGTAGAACCATTTGAAGTATATGATAAAACTCGACCTGTTCCTGCTAATTTATTATTTGAATAATATGTGTAAAGATAATCACCATTAGCAATTGAAATAGTATCATTTGCATTTCTAAGGGCGATATTAGCTAAAGGTTGTTTGATAGTCTCGAATAATTTAAAAGGCAAATCTGTTGTTGCAGGACCTGCAACAACATTGCTAAGAGTTAAAACTTTATCAGAAACTAGGATTTGAGCATTTGAAGTATAACCCCATCCACTATCTGTTAAATTAAATGTCACAAGTCCTGTAACGTCTGCGATTGCAGTAACTCTTGCTTTACCTTGATTGCCGTTTTCAGAAGATATATTGACAATATCGCCAATTGCAAACCCGCTGCTTCCTGCAATAACATCAAGTGTTGTCACTGACCCAATAACTTTAGGTATGTTTTTCAAAGTCGTCTGATCGGGCAACGTCAAAGATTCACCTGTTACAAATTCTCCGTTAATTGCAGATATGTAAAATATGTGAATATATTTTGATTTAATTTTGCGTTTGATGTATCGCTCAACGAAAGCTGTAGCTCCACTATTCAAACCTACAATCTGTTTGCCAGCAAAAAAAACATTGTGTTCACTTTCATTGACTTCGAGGTAGATAGGCTTAACCCATCTTCCATCTGATAGGCGAAAAACGTCTTTACCTGGGTAATAAATTTCAGCAGGTGCGCCATATACAGCACGAAAAAACGTGTCAATAGCACGCTCAGTTCCCTTTGCACGATATAAATCTAATGAATGTTTTACTAGATTTCTTGAACTAGAAACAGTGTCAATTTGAATATCATTTAGATACTTATTTTTGAATCTTATGATAAAATCATCTACAGTCTCATCAATATCTCTATTTTCTAAAAAATTTCTTGAATAATATAAAACATTGTTCGATTGTTCCATCCATTCATAATATTTAGTCGCAAATTCAACAAACAAATCACCTTCTTCCCTGTAAATAACAGGGAATTGATTTTTGATAAACTGAGAAATATTCTTTTCAATATTCGACATTAGATTCTCACAGGTTCTACAGTTACATTAATTCCAGAAGATTCAATATACAGAATTTCATTTTTCTTAATCACTACATCTGATTCTCGTGGGGTGATGTATAGGTTGAAGTAATTGCCATCATATGAATCTACTGAAAAATTATTCAGCAGTACTCTACCAGTTTCATAATTGATAGTTCCAATATTCTTGACAACGACATGATCAGTTTTTCTGATTATACGAACCACACCAGCACCATTATCTTCCAATTCGCAAATACTTCCATTATAGATAAATAATGAAGAATGAAGTGAATGTGCCATCTCAACGTCATCTTGAGTTACTGATTTATTTGATATTAAGGTGTTTAAAACATAGTAAGTTTTCTTCAATGGCATGTTGAAATCTATAACTAAATTTTGAGGTATGTCAGTTGACAGACTTAATTTCTTATAGACGTATAGTTTTGTTTGATTTGATACAATGCTATTATCAACAGCATCAATTGCAGATGTCAATTTTGAATAATAAAGAGCTGCTTTGAAATTATTTAGATATTTTGATGCAAATTCAGAAATAGCCAACGATATTCCTGCCTTGATATTATTTGAAGTTCTAGTGGTTTCGTTAACGTTATATTTTACACGAGAATTGACTTGAACATATGTCATTTCAGGTTGAATGAATATAGGATCAATCGAAAGAGGCATACGAGATTTTAAGAAATTGTAATATTCGTTTTTCTTGGATGTGGGTAACCCATCAACATTTTTAATATCAATTGCAATGAAAACTTTACCATATCTAGGTGGTGTTGCATCTTCTCCACCATAAACAGATATAGCGCCGATTTCAGGATATTGCATCTTAAGAATTGTTTCATAATCATTCGTAGTAATAGCACGTTCTTGTGTCTGGAAATGACGAGGTGCATAATATCTTACTGACTCAATGCTTTCTGCGTCATCACCATTTGCAGAGTATTGACCGGCTGCTTCAGGTGAATATTTGTTAGTGGTTGTGGCAACTGATGAAGTTAATTCGCCACTTCCAGTAGGATCAAAATTTATTATGAAATTCTTTCCACCATTACCAGCAAGACCTGCAGTAACACGATAATCAATAATGACTGTACTTCCGGGCAAAGGTCTTTTTCCGATAACATCATCACCGAAAATTATCTCATATTTGCCAGTAGAATTTGCTTGAATAAAATAGACTTTTGATTGTGAATTTAATCCTAATAGTGAAGTTGCTCTGGCGTAAACAGAAGGTGTGGTAGAACCGTGTTCATAGACTAAAACAGAGATGGAATCTGTGTCAACATCAACGTTACTAATAATAAATGTCTGTGAGATGTCACTATCAAGAACTATATAATTATCTGTCACATATGAACCTTCATAAATGTTGAAGGTAGAAGTATATGTGTTATTTGCTGAAGTCAATATTTGATCATCAGCGACACTAAACACATATGAGGTTTGGTTTATAATTGTGCTAAAGGTTTCACCTTTACGAATAACGTAAGGTTGGCTTGCACTTGTTGCTGTAAAATTTATCGTGACGTTTGCAGAAGAACTTCTCGCAGATCTGGGTAGATAATTCAGTTCTTTAGCATGTGAAAATATAGAACCTTTCATCTGTGCCGAATCTAGGAAACCTTCTGCGCCTACCATGTTTAGATAGAAAGCATTTTTGTATGTGTTGTATGCAAGAACATCAAGCAAAGCATCCATTGCAGATCCATCAAAGTTATAATCTTTGAATATATTTTGCGCTGACATATATGTTTTTAGGCTAGATTTTAAGGTTGCAAAATCTAAGTTTACTAGATTAATAGATGAATTTGACATGCTTCAACGAACTCTTTTTAGGATTATGTCCATTGTTTGGACCTCAGGTATATTTATTATTCTGAAAAATATATTGATTACATACTGTAGATTTACTTCATCACCTACTACTCGAACCTCGAGCGTTTCAACCCGAGGTTCATAATTTTTAATAGCTTCTTCAATACTCATTTTTATATTTTCAGCAGTGATAGGATCAATCATATCAAATAACATATCATGAACACTTGTCCCATAATCTTTATTATAGAATCGCTCACCAGGTTTAGTCAAGATCAATGTTTTTATTGCTTGTTTGACTGATTGTTCATCATAAACCATAGCAATATTACCAGTCACGGGTGACATAGTAAATCCCATTGCAAGATCACTGTAACGTTTTTCTTTTTTACTTGTAGTTACATTTGTGTCTATTCTTGACATTGTTTTTCCTTATTGAGACTCCGCATTACGGATTTAGGTCTATAGTTTTGCCTTTTAATGTCATTGCGGCACTTGAAGTAATAGATGTTGCACCAGCAACTGATATATCTTTAGTTCCGCCAATGATTGCAGATTCATTTCCTGTAGTTCTTGTAGTTGAATTGCCGTCAACTTTATTGTCTGAATTGCCGTGAACGGTTGATTTGTGATCTTTACCTACACGGACTGTATGTGTTCCATCAGTTGTCAAATTCAAACTCTTATTGCCAAGAATATTGATTTTACCGCCTGCGACAAGGTTAATGTCTTTTGCTGCGTATTGGGTAATGGTTCCAGTTGATACTAATGACACATCACCTGCAACCTCAACATGGGCACCACCGCCAACAGAAACTCTGCAATGCCCATCAATCTTAATATCGCCGTTTTGATTGACAGTTAAAGTATATCCTGCCTTGAGGTGTTCATACTTATTGCTGACAACAACACGAATTTCTGAACCGTCTTCAGACCATTGTTGAAATGTGCCTGAACCATGAGCTTGTTCAACAATCCTAGCACCCGGTGTACTATCAAACACTTGTCTATGCCCGCCGATATATTCCATCACATTTCGCAAAGGGTATTGACCCTTATTATTTTCACCGGCATCAGGAGTTCTTCCTGAAAAAACAGTTCTAGCTAATTTTATAGCATCCTCAGTTGATTTTACGAGGCTTTCGAGATCGTCTGCAATTTTACCCATTGTATATTCCTTTAAGTTGCACTAGCACAAGCAGCAATTTTTCCAATTAAATCATTCACTTTCTGTAAAGCATCTGTTAAAGATGTTATCAGGTTTCTAACAGGTGCTAGTAAACCGTCGATTGCTGAGGTCATAGCATTTTGAATTTCTTGTAGTTTATTTTTTAACATGCCAACAATATCAGGAAAATTCAATGATAGAGTAGGGATAATATTGCTTATGTCAACGAATGAAGTGACGAGACATGCAACTTGAGGACCCATCAAGTCCTTCAACAATTTACCTTCGTCTAATTCAGAATTAATCTTATCTACTAATCCTAATGCAAAACCGACTGCTCCGCTTTTATTATTAGGATCGAATTGTTTGATGAATTTTGCTGCATCGCTATTACCATCAAAAATTTGAGCACCTATGCTAGGAAGATCAAAATTCTTTAGTATTTCGCCACCTGTCAGTTTATATGATAAATTGTAAATGTTATCAATGCTATTCTGTAAGGTCCCGTGAAGGGTTTCAAGTCCTTTTAATCCATCTATAAGTCTAGGATCCTCTGCTGGTCTTGCTGATGCAGGTATTCCGATTGAAAAGTTATCAATTGTAATTGCCATTTTTTTCTCTTTACTTTTTAGGTTTGCCTGATGAAGTTAATGTTCCGATCACCATAGGAATTTGTTCGAAGTCGTCAAGGTATATACACATCACCACAGAGCCCTTCAGCAGCCCGTGGATGCCGCCGTGTCCGGGTATTTGTGCATGTGTCACCGGCATCAATACTTTGTACCATCTCAGCGCATCATCTGGGATTTTAGCTTTATCATCCTCAGTGCCGTATGCGCGAACCTTTACGCTACCATCCTGATACGGAGAATTGACACTAACAACTTCACCTATAAAATAATTGAACCCACGACCACGACCATAAGATGCCATATTAACCTAAACTCCCTTGTTTACCGCCACTTGATGTTTGTATTGCAGCAATACCCATCATGCCATTTTGATCTTGAAATATATATTCTCCTTGAGCGATCACTAAGTGTTGGCCGCCATACAAAGATTTATTGCTGTCTCCATCTCCTATATCAGAAGGTATATCAAGATAGCATCCCTTCCCGACATACGAGTTTAATCCACCCTCGAGGGGAACATTAATTAATGATGAACCTTGCATGATCAAAGATTTCAATATATTTTTCTTTGCAATATCCGCTTCAAAATCTGCAGAACTTTTTTGATTAGAGTCAATCATGAAATTGTGATTTACTGTTCCCGCTGCGTCAGCACCCTGAGTGGTAAGAATTTCATCACCTGGTGAGCCTTTTGTTTTAACAGAAGATAGTTTATACGATTTTGCGATAGGTGCAGTATATGAACCGCTAGCCCAATCCCAACCTTCATTGGTTGCGCCGCCTCGTTGTCTTTGTGTTGATTGATACGCAGAAGCATCGTCGCTACCATATCCCGATTTAGTCGATCCTCTTTTCATAGAAATGATATTGTATGCTAATGTGTCATGTTCTTTAAGAAAACTAATCCCTGCAACTCTTTGAATATATTTAGGTCCTGCTGCTTTATCGAATAATTGTTCTAGCGGGACGCAATGATAATCAGAATTTTGATCAACATAATATACATATGAAGCAGATTTATACTTATCATCTGTCATACGATTTCTAACCATGTTTATGGCTCTACCCAATCTAATTCCACGCAAATGAAATGGTTCAATATCTGAAATCAAACCTTTAGTTTTTGTTATATCTATTTTTGATCCCGGAACTAATTCATTATGTAATTTTCTAAATACCTCAGAAGTCGGAATGTTTTGATGATGGCTTGTATGCTCATTTTGCATATCAAAATAACATCTGCTTATTGCAATAATTTCAGTTTTACCTGCACGATTATTTTGATCTTTAGTTCCGCCCATGCTTCCCATAGTAACTAAATTATATTCACGGATAATAGAGCTATCACCGCCAGTATAAACAATAGATACAGGTTTGCCTGGTTCATATAATGCGTCCTGCAATGAACTAACATCAGCTATAGATATTTTTGCTGTTATATAAGGTGTCAATATCGAAGATGAAACATACAATTGTCTGACATGCAATGAAACGTCGATATTATCTATCGAACATTTTTTTATGATTGCTTGTGTATAATTAGGTAAACTCATGACTTTAATATTTTTCTCATGTTAAAAGCAGTTTCGCTAGCATATGCAGGATTCATAAGTTTTATAGATTTGTGTTTTTCATTTATGTCATTTTCATAATCATAATAAGACACTGATGTCCAGTAAACTGCTTCATTATCTGGTATATTTGTGCTTAACAAAGTTTTTGATATAACACTAGCATTTGCTGTTGAATTTCTACCTTTAACCTGTGTAATGTTTGCGTTAAAATTACCTGTAACATTTTTAACTTTTACGAATGTGGAATTTGCAAAAACTACTTCACCATTTGCTGCACCTGGACTAGCAGTAACTAATTCTCCGATTGTAAACCCTGATGTTGAATTAGCTAGTGATATTTCAAATTGATAAACTTTATTTGTGTTTACGATTATATTATCTTTTCTTCTGCTGTAACTACTAATATTTAGATCTGCATTGAAATTAGGTGAGTAGTATTTTTTAAGATTTTCAGGTATATAACTATCGTAATAATCAACGCTAAATTCAGTTTCATCTTCTGTGTTTATTTTGTAATATGCTGTTTTTTGAGTGGACAATTCAATCGACCCATATTTTTTTATCAAATGTTCATCGAAATCAAATGAAGATAAATTCCATCCATAGTATGGGTCGATTATGCCATTCACAAGGAAAAGCATCCACTCCATGGAAGGATCCTCATAGTAATTTTCAGCAATTACGTCTGCTCTTGTTGCGTGTTTCAATTCATGTTGATCATACACAATAGGATTTCTTCTCAATCCAGAGTCAATAATAACTCGTTTAGTTATGTCAATGCATCGTGTATTTGCATATGTTATAACTGGGAATTTACTGAAAAATGGTTCTGGCATTTAAATTCTTACCTTATTAATTTTAACGATCTGTGCCACGTAATGTATTATTATCTAATCCGAATGATCCTAGCAATTCTCCTCCTAAATCCCATTCAGAAGGTCTATCTTCACCCAACCAGTATTCTAATTCCTTAAAATTGAGAGTTAATTCGACACCATCAGGTGCTGAAGTTCCTGAATACAATGCAGGTGCTCCTGATGGAGTATAATTAACTACAACAGATTGCAACACGGATGGTTTAAATTCAAACAAATATCCACTCCCCTTTTCATTATTTTCTTTATTTCCTGTGATGAAAGATAATTTAAAAATACGAGGGAATGTGAAAAACCATCCATTTTGACTTAATCCGGGTCTTGAACTAGATTTTAATGTTTGAATTATAGATCTTACAACAGCAGATTCTTTTGCATTTCTAGGATACAATTTCCACGAAAATGAATGATCTTTATATTTAGGACCCTTCAACAATATGGTCAACATTTGATTCGGGGCAGTACCTGATCTTGCTCTCAATTCAGCCCCGACACCTTGTTGAGATGCAGTTTTTATCATTTCATTCACAAAAGTTCCTTGAGGGAATATAGTTCCCATGAGAGCACTTGCGGTTGAGCTAGCACTAACAACACCTTCAGGTGTATAATCTACTTCATTAATGTCTTTAATATGTTCGGGTAACGGCAAACGAATGTAAGATTGTCCTTTAAATTTCATCCCGCCAAATCTAGTTCCACCACCTATTGAATCTGTTCTGTTTGTTCTTGTAGATTCAGCAATCGCAATCGTCATGTAATGCGGACCTATGTCAGCCGGGAATGTGAGATTACTTGCTTGCTGATTACTTTCAATGTTTTTCAACTTATACATAGTTGAAGGTCCTGCAATGTCTGCACGAGTTACTGATACCCCTTGCGGCGTTGAATATCCTGCCGCAATAGATGAGCCAGAACTAAGTGATCCTGATGTGATAGTGACCATTGTTTTTCCTTGTTATAAGTAGTAGTATGAAAAGTTACAAAGGTAAATTTAAACCAAAGAACCCGTCTAGATATAAGGGCGATCCCACTAACATTATTTATCGCAGTTCGTGGGAAGCAAAATTTATGAAATATTTAGATGAGCATCCTGATGTTATTTATTGGGCAAGTGAAGAACTTGTAATCCCATATCGAAGTCCTGTTGACGGGAAAATACATCGTTATTTTCCTGATTTCCTTGTTCATAAGAAAGACCTACGAGGTGTGATCGAAACTGTTCTTGTTGAAATTAAACCAGCAAATCAAACAGTCGAACCAGTCAAGAAAAAAACGATAAATAAAGCATACATCAACGAAGTCATGACTTGGGGTGTAAACCAAGCAAAATGGAAAGCAGCAAGTGAATATTGTGCTGACCGAAAATGGAGGTTCCTTATCATGACAGAGAAAGAACTAAATATCAAATGGTAGCATATACGTTCGAAAAAATTGCTAGTATGAATAAAGTCGGAGCTGTTGAAAGTTCCGCAATCAACGAAGCACGTTCATGGTTTTTGAACAATACTAAGAAACTAGGCAATATTACAAAAAGCAATTTAGCTGCTGATAAAGATCGTTTAGTTAACAATATGAATAAATTTTCTATTGGCAGAATGTATATGTTTTATTACGATGCGAAGTATAAAGACGAATTACCTTATTGGGATAGATTTCCATTGGTGTTCCCGATTGAAATGTATCCTGATGGATTCTTAGGTATCAACCTACATTATATTTCACCTCTTGCAAGAGCCAAATTAATGGATGCTTTATATTCTACGATAAATAATAAAAATAATGATGACACAACAAAACTTAATATCAATTACAGAATATTGAAAAGTGCGTCACAGTTTAGTTATTTCAGACCTTGTGTCAAACGTTATTTATACAGTCATGTGAAATCGCGTTATTTTTACATAACACCTGCTGAATGGGATACCACTATATTATTGCCAACTGAACAATTCGTTGGCGCCGACAAGTCAAAAGTTTACCGCAATTCTTCAAAGCAGTTTTAAAAATGTCTGGATTTAATATAGCAAATTTCACGTCTCATTTGAATGCTAACGGCATTTTACGAAACAATAAGTTTTTTGTAAGAATGCCTTACCCTGTAGGATTTAGTGGAAATTCTGATCTTAAAAATACAGCAAGATACGTAGAGTTATGGTGTGATAGTTCAAACTTGCCCGGTGTTTCCCTACAAACTACCCAAATTAGACGATATGGCTATGGTGTTACAGAAAAAAGACCTTCTAGTTCATCTTTCAATAATGTATCAATGACGTTCATGGGTGATAGTAAAGGTGCAATACATTCATTTTTCTATAATTGGATAAGAATGATCCATAATTTCGATGTTCGGGATGGCGATTTGAAAAATTTGAAATCTAATGGAACTGGCTCATCAAGATCATATGAGCTAGCATATAAAGATAACTACATAACTGATATATCAATTCATGTATTTAAAGAGAATACGGATGAAATAATTAAGGTAGTATTAAGAAACGCATATCCTACTGATATGGGTGACATACAATTAAATTGGAATGATACAAACGATTATATGAAAATACCTGTAGCATTTACATACACTGATTGGTATTCAGAAAGTGTTTCTGTTTCGTCTGCGAATATGGGTTCTACTGTAATAGGACCACAATAACTTAATAATGGAGTAAATTATGGCTTTACCTAAAATTAGTCACCCGCTGTTTGATGTGACTATACCATCAACAAATAAAAAAATCAAAATTCGTCCTATGCTTGTTAAAGAAGAAAAAATACTTCTTATGGCAAAAAGCGGTGGAGATCCTAGAGACGCATTAACTGCAGTTAGACAAGTTGTCAATAATTGTATCATGGACGATAAAATTGATATTGATAGTTTAACAACTTTCGACATTGAATATTTGTTTATTAAGATTCGTGCATACTCAATCAGCAATATATCTAAGGTTTCTTATATAGATTCAGAAGATGACAAATCATATGAATTTGAAGTTAATTTAGATGAAGTTTCAGTTAAATTTCCCGAGAATATTGACAAGAATATTAAAATAAATGATGACATAGTTGTTGTTATGAAATATGCGCCATCTTCACTTATGACTGATGATGAGTTCACTCAAACTGATATGAACAAGTATTTTGATATGCTGATTGCAAATTGTGTCGATAAAATATTTCAAGGTGACGAGATATTTGAAATTCGTGATGTGCCAAAAGCTGAACTACAACAATATCTAGAAGATGAATTTGATTCTTTGTCATATGACAAGATGCGGAAATTCGTGTTAAACATGCCACGTTTAAATTACGAAATAAAATATACTAACTCAAAAGGCACAGAAAGAAAAATTCTGATGACATCGTTAGTTGATTTTTTTACCTTAGTTTAAATCATAATACTTTAGAAAATTATTATAACGTCAATTTTGCACTACTGCAACACCATAAATATTCTCTAGAAGATATAGAAAATATGATTCCTTTTGAACGTGATATTTATCTTGATATGCTCAGGAAATACCTTGAAGAACTGGAAGAGAAACAAAAGATGGCGGCAGGTGCTCAATAACTATGGCAGACAATAATATACCACCAGAAAATAAAAAAATAGGACGCCGTGCAAAACCTGCAACGGCGTCTAAACCTGTTTCAAATAAGGATGATACAGTTTCCAGTTCATATGACGCGCAATCATATGGCATATTCAAAATGCGTTTAACTGATCAATCGTCACAAATTAAACGGATGACTGATTATTCTGAAGATAGTGCCATTAGATTAAATGACATCTATGAAATATTGAAAACTATGAGACCTGTTCCTTATGTCTCATCTTTAGATACATATTTTTATGAAAATGGATACATCCCAGTCAAGGTAATTAATCCTTGTTGTGATGAAGAATCTACAACAGACAATACTGCAAATAAAGATAAAAACAAAGATAAAGATAAAGATAAACCTAAAAGTTTCAAAGAATATCTTGCAGATATTATACCTGCAGTTGTTCCAGCTCTTGCATATATTGCTTCAAAATTTCATCCTGCTGAAGAAGAAGTTACAGCACCTGCTGATGCAATGTCATTGCCTGTTGATCCTAGAGTTTCAATGAGCGTGGGTCAATTACCTGCTGCTATATCAACACAAACTGTTCCAACTCCTGCTGTAACTCGAGTTACAGCACCTGCTGATGCAATGTCATTGCCTGTTGATCCTAGAGTTTCAATGAGCGTGGGTCAATTACCTGCTGCTATATCAACACAAACTGTTCCAACTCCTGCTGTAACTCCCAATACTGTAGTTGCTGCAAAAGATCCTGCAGTTGTAGGAAATAACCCCAGCGTAAGTTCTGCTCCATTGATCACAACTAATCCCGTGATAGCACCCGGGTCAACTGCTACACAATCTGCAACAAGATTGCCTACTATAACTAGAGTCCCACCAGAACCCGTTACACCCAGAGCAATAACTACGACTCCATCTACACCAAAACTACCTAGTAGTTTAACTAGATTTTTAGAAAATCCTTATGCTAGACCTCCCGGTTCTGGTGGCGGTCGTGGCGCCCTTATGAATATGCCTGATTTGGGTATGCCTGGACAAGGTGGAGTGGGCGGCGGCAAATATCCTAGTGTTTTTGGTGATGAAGATAGTCCAGTATTAGAGAATATGAGTTACAGAAAACCTGATAATGCATTAGGTAATTACGGTATAACAAAAGACAACACTGATAACACTATACTTACTGCAAGAAAAATCAATTTTGTTGCGAAAGAAATCACATACGAAGCAGGTAAATTTGAGTTCATAGATCAGAGTAGTAATGCTTCATCAGGTTCATCGGGTTCATACGGGGGCAGTATGGGCGGCGATTTATCAACTGTATCATTCAATCCTCAAGAATCTGCTATACCAATGAATGGCGGCGGATCTGGCGCAATAAACAATCCATCAATGGGTGGCGTGACATATGGCGATAGTGGTTCAGCAATTGCTAAAATACAAGAAGCGGGTGCAGGATATAACGTTGTTGAATTGGCTGACGGAACAATTGAAAAACGAACTGGCGCTAGAAATTGGAGAAATAACAATCCAGGGAATATAGAATACGGTGATTTTGCTATCAGACGTGGAGCTATAGGATCTGATGGAAGATTTGCAATATTTCCAAATTTTGAAACCGGCGAAAAAGCACAAGAATCCTTATTGTTCGAAGGAAAGGGGTATCAAGGAATGACTATTGCTCAGGCAATATCTAGATATGCGCCACCTTCTGAAAACAATACTCAAGCGTATATTAATAGCGTAGCATCAGCAATAGGTGTTTCGCCAAACACTTTGTTATCTCAATTGTCATCAGAACAAAGAGATTCGATGCTAAAAGCAATGCATCAAGTCGAGGGATTTAAAAGGGGTGAAGTTGATATAATAAAACCAGGCACTAAATTAGCGTCAAATTCTGATGAATTTAGTCCTCATGCTGATATAGCATCAAAATCAGCATCAACTACTTTAGAGCTGAATAAACCTCCGGCAGCACCGACAGTAGCTCCTGCTGTTTCTTCTGCGTCAATCATAAACGTTAAATCATCTGCGCCGCCAGTTGATGAACCATGGGCTGCGTTCCATGATATGTTTGACATGCTTGACGATGCTACTTTAGCACGCAATCCATGGGTTTGATAGGTAATTAAATGGAAGAAGAAAACGAAAATTTAAGCAACAAGATTGATGATATTAATTCTCAATTAGTGAAAGCAAATGCTTTCAATGAAAATGCTGCATTAGAATTAGATTTAATTTACAATTTTTTATCTGAGAATCAAAATCTATTTAAGCATCAAACTAGCGGTATGCCTAATTTAGACAAATTTTTTGATGATAATGGCTATATACCTGTAAAAGTTTTGAATCCTTGCTGCTGTAATCATGATGACAGCAAAGATGAATCTGATGATGGAAGAAAAAGAAGAAGAAATAGACCAGGTAACGAAGAAGAAGAACCACAAAGACAAAGACAGGGCCAGCGTCAAGGACAAGCGGTTCCTGGTGAAATATTTGTGCCACAGCCGCAACAAATCCCGGGGGCTCAGCCTGCACCTATAACAAAACCTTCACCTATACCTGCAGCACCCCCTATTACAAAACCAATACCATTAGGAGAACCTGCACCTGCGGATCAACCAGTTATTCCAGGAACAGCACCCGCACCTGTTCCAAAGCCAGTTATTGAACCTGCACAGCCAGCAGAGACTCCTAAACCTTTAGATAACCCGGCCCCTGAAACCCCGCCCATAACTGTGCCGGGACCTGATTCTAGACCAATTTTCAAACCTGGTCCAAGCGAACCACTGATACCTGCGAATAATCCCGAGCCGCTAATACCAGATGCTAAACCGATTTTCAAGCCTGAACCACAAACACCTGCAAATAATCCTAATCCCCCCGAAAAAGAACATCCGGGCGAGTTACCCGCAGCTGCTTCGCAAGGATTAGTACCTGAAGATTGGTGGAAATATCAAGGAGCTCCTGGGCTTGCGGTCGGTGATAATGCATTGCCTAATGAACCCATATCTACAATGGATATGTTGAATGTATTATCATATTTTGTGCCGTATTTAGGAGAAGCTAAAGGATTAAAAACAATTTATGATCTTTATAAATTGTTTCGCAACATGAAATCAATTGGAGAATTTATATCTCCATCCGGATTTCAAGGTCAAAGAAGTTTTGGTGCAGCATCACCAACATCATATTCTATGAATGAAAATTCAAAGACTGATGAAATAACTTTAAAAGCAGATGAAATTAAATTTATTTCAGATATAATTCGTTTCAAAAATACGGGAATAGTTCAACAACAAACTAGTTCACCAGCAGTCGCTCAAAATGCTAGTTACTCGCCACCTAATCAAGAAACGGCACAAAATGATAAGACAACAGGAGGAAATGTCGGCGGAGGAAATATAGGTTCAAGCCATGAAAGTATGTTAAACGGCAATCAACCTGTCAAAGGTATGTCAGCAAATATGGGATTAAGTGGTATTAGTGAAATAGGTTCTTCGTTATCTTCGATGGTATCATCTATAGGTAAAACATTGAGTGATTTGTCATCAAAAACATTTATGGCAGCAAAAGTTGCACCTACTAAAACAAAATCACAAAAACCTGTGCAATCGCAACCTGTCATGTATAATAGTGAAACAACTGGTTATCCTACCGCAGGAACTGATAGTCCGTATCCTGCGGCAACTGTATTTGAACAAACTATATTTCAAAATTCCGGAATATTTACTTAATAAAAAAGGGAGAGCAATTAAGCTCTCCCTTCACGTTCATTTCTGAACTATTAGTCTCCATCAGCAAGATTCTTGAAAAACTCCATATTGTCATCATCGTCATCCGCGAATGAAGAAGATTCAATTTTAGGAGCGGTCGCAGTTCGCTGACTAGGTGCAGATTCTACATTTGTATCATACGAGTTGTTCTCTGCTGTTCTGTTACGCGATACCATAGGATTTCCATCAAGACCCAATACACGAACCAGCTTTGCCTTAAGTTCGTCATACGACTTGAACTTATCAGGACCGACCAATTCTTGCAATGGATATTCACTCTTCCAAATGGTTTCGAGAACATCGTCATCATTGCTCAAAGGTGATGGAGCTTCAAATTCACTTTTGTCATAATTACGATAACCTTCAACTTGACGAATCTTCAATTTGAAGTTTGCACCTTCCCACAAATTAAATGGGTTCATAGGTTTTTCATCTTCAAATTGTGAAGGAGGCTTAACTGCTTCGTTGACTTTGTCGAAGATTTTCTTGCCATACTGATACAAGAATACCTTGCCTTCGTTTGCAGGATTTGCACTGTCCTTCACGACATAAATGTTCGAGATGAAGTTCAGCTTACGCTTCTGATCACGCACTTGTTTACGAGCGGGTGATGCATCATCAGTGGTCGAATTCCACAATTCAGAGTTATATTCTGAAACAGGATCATTCTTACCGAGAGTAGTCAATGAGTTCTCGATATACCACAAACCGGTCGGGCCTTTAAACCCGTGTGAGAACATACGCACAAAAGGCATATCTTCACCAGCGATAGGAGGTAGGAAGCGAATAGTTGCCATACCGTTGCCTGCTTTGTCAACAGTTGGTTTCCAGAAACGACTATCATCGTCTGCGCCGCCATTGGGCGTCTGGAGTTTTGTCAATTCCTTGGTCAACGACTCAAGTGTATTTTGACGAGATTTCTTCATTTCTGCGAATGAAAGTGCCATATGTAGTCTCCGTATATTTTGTATGAAAAGTATTTTTGTATTTAATGTATCATCATTGATGCACAAACCGCGATTATGCAGGTTAACGTATCATCTTTGACACATTATATATGCATTGTATCATGCAGTTTTGAAATGATCAAGCAAAATCTTTTTGCACTTTGCCCTATCATATTGTAGGAAAGGTTTGTATTTCATTAATTTATGAGACAACTCTTTCCATACAATGTCTTCACTCATATGCTTTTGCCAGTGCGAAAAACATCTAACAACGTCAATAAGAATGACGAGTGTTTCGATTGATATTTCTTTTCGCAAATACAGTTTTAAAGCGTTTGGGTGTTGTCCCTCTTCAACGATGAAATTCGAATTGAACTCATCGTTAAGTTGTTCTATTTCTTTCTGGAAAATATAGGTAAGCGATTGTGTTCGCTTTAACCAATTGGTATATGTGTTTTGCGCTTGTTCATTATATGCAAGCGAACCAATCCATGTATCTCCTTCAATGAAGTTGGCAACGAGGAAATGTTTAGGATCCCTATGTTTTGCCAACTTCATGAAGAAAACTTTGTCTTTTCTTTGATTGTATTTCTCGGGTGTAATTGATCGAGATTTACCTTGATATTTGAAGTAGTCGTATGATTTGGTTGTGAAATGATTCTTCAGCGCAATGTAATCTTTGAAAACATCGTATGCTGTGCTCATATAGGTAACCGAGAACTCTTTCGCATGAAGTTAAGATTTTCTGCTTCTAATTGAATTTTAGATTTAAGAACTGCATGACGGCGAATAAGATCACCTGCAAACTCAATTTCATGATTGTTCATTTCACACCACATAATAACAGCATCCATGTATTCAATCTTGCGATTTTTCACAATGAATTCTACTTCCTCAACGAGTGTCGAGTTAAACTGCATAGGTGTTTTCATCAGTCCCATAATGCCTCATAATAGCGACCAAATAGTCGAAAACCATTGCTCATACGATTCTGATGCTTCTGCATACCTTTGGAATCTGAACTAATGTAATTGCCGTTAGGACCAAAGTTATAGAAGTCAGATTCCCACCCACCCGGACGTGCTTTTTGTTCAAACGCCCATATCATTTCATTAAGAACCCAATCCCAACGCTTATGAATAGTATCATCATGATCAGGATCATCAGTGTCTGGATGGCGAAGTTCTTCTGGAACATCCGCATTGTCAACATATGCCGAACCATGCTTATGTTCTTTAAGCAACTTCAACATAGGGTCAACGATCAATGCGAGGGTATCATCCATACCCCAAACATCATATTTGTCAATGCGAACTTTTACCTTTTGATCTTTACGACCATCAAGGATCTGATTGATAGTTGCATTATAAACAGTTTGCAAAGAGTATTCTAGTTTTTCGAGAAAACGCTCAAACACATTTGTACTATCGCACCAATCATGATCGTATTTCCAATTCATGTATTTGTGATGAATAGTGCTGACCCAACGATACCGATACGGTCCGATATATACACGCAATTATTTTTTATCCTTACAATTATCAAAATGCCATTGTTTCATTTGAGGTAGTCCGCCAATTTTATTGCAATGTGGACATTGAGTAGTCGGTTTCGGTATGCCAGACATTGTCTTACTTCTCTTTTCATTTGCTTCAGATGTATTATTTTTAAGGTCCCAAGTCAAAGGTTTACCCTTCCTACTTTCCGACATCTTCGATCTTGTTTCATCTGAAAATTTCTGTAAAGCTCTGGCTGATTTAATTTTATCTTTAGATTCTTCTGTATGTTTTCGACCAGTCCAATTCAATCTAGTCATTTCACGTCTTATGTCATCACTTTTTATTTGACCTGAAAGAGCTTGCCATGCCATATAATCTTGCCATTTATTATGTTCTTCCCATAATTTTTTATGGGCTTCAGCATGTTCTTCAACAGTTAATTCTATTAAATTTTCTGCGTTATCAGAACCACCCATATGTTTTGGTATAATATGATGTAAGTGTGTGCCCATTCAAAATACTCCTTATTTATTTAGAGTATTTATAAACTTTCATAATTTAGCCGATGTAAACTTTCATCGTTTGATGTCCCCTACTATGTAACTACCTTCAGAACCTATCGCACCAGCGCCACCGCTTGAATGTGCTACGCCGCTGAGGGTTGATCCGCCGCCTGCAGTGATTCTCATCTGAGTCGGACATTTCATATCATAACAAACATAACCCATAATACCCGACAAATTAATACCACACTTCGAGCATGACTTGATATTAGGCCAAATTGCTTCGTGAGTTCGTTTGAACAGATCATCAGGTCTGGGATTTGCTGCCATGGGATACTTGATATGTGGCGGTGTCGGAATTGTCGTAATAGTTAAAGGAACAGGTTGTTTAGAACCTTCTTGGAAACCTGCGTCATATGCAGATTTCAACATATCTCTGTTTAATTTAAACCATTCATCAAATGTCATAGTGCCCTCAATTCATTTTTCGTTTTTCGTCAAAAGTGACTTCTATCATCTCTAATATATCATCATAGATGTACTTAGGTGTCAATCCTGCCCTTGAGAATTTTGCACCGTCATTTAATATTTTATGGAAAGTTGAACCAGGTCCGCTCTTAGCAGCGGCATGTCTCACGATAGTTTCTTCAATAATATATTTCACGGACCTGGTTCCTTTAGATTAGAACTTCAATTCAGCGCCGATAATTGCGCCGTCAAAGTTGAAATCCTCGTCTGAAGTTGATTTGACATAAGTCATCAAAT